TGACAGAGTCACCATTATTTGGTGATGTGTTTAGAGGTGTGCACGCAAACCAACCAGAACTAAGCAACGTTGAAAAATGGGAAGCAGCAAAAACCGCACTTGCTAATAAAGTAGCGCAAGAAGTAAGAACGGATCCCAAGGTACTTATTGCAAATTTTGGCGCAAGTGCCATCGGCGATCCCATTATTGGCAAAGCATTAACCGGCGCACGACTAGCTAAAAGCGGGGCGTTACGTAGCGCATTAGCTGGCTTTGTAACTGAGGGCTCAACCGAAGCCGTACAGGCGGGCGTGCAACAACTAGGTGTAAACCAATCTTTACAGCCAATAGATAATCGCGACGAAATGCAAGGTGTAGTTGCTGCAGGTTTAAACGAGGGTTTAGCCGGTGGCGGCTTTGGTGCCGCTGCGGGTGGTATTGGTGGCTTAGTAAACAGGCAGCCAAAGCAGCAAACACCACAGACTGAACCAACAGCAGAGCCAGCACCACAACCAGCGGCTGATCCTGTCACTGAGCAAATGAAAGCAAGCAACCCTAATCTGGGTGAAGCTATGGCGAGCATGGATCAGCATTCTACCAACGTTAAAAGCGAGGTGGATAATTTAGATATTCCAACCGCTGCAAGGCAGGCAGGCTTTGACACAAACGCGGGTGCGGGGCAGTTTGGCGACTTTATAACCAGCCCTAGCCAAGAATCAATCCAAAGCATGCGCAATCAAAGCATTGCCGATATGATTAACGATGCAATTAATAACATAGGTCCTACACCTGACGATCGTTTCAGTCCAATAAAATACCAACACGTAGGCGAGTTATTATCACCAGAACAAAGCACAGAGTTACAGCCAGCACCGCGCCAAAATGCACAAATTGGTAACGGTTTTATTGATGGTGAAGTAGTAGCGCCACAAAGCTTATTACCTACACAGCAGCAAACACAAAACCGCCAAGCATTCGAGCGCGTGCAATCTGAGTTTAATAACCAGCCCGCACAAATTGAAAGTAAAGATATTATATTTGGTGAAGATGGTAGGCCACGGCAGCAAGCAGCAGAACGTGTTAAACAAGCAGGCAAAAGTGCACAAAACTTACTGCCACAAAAAGACATTATATTTGCAGGCAACGAAAGCGGCGTAAATGTAGCCCGCAATGGCAAGCCATTTAAAAGCATGAAAGAAGCGCGTAACAGCAAACTAGCACGCCAAGCAAAACGCCAAGGCTTAACCGTTGACGTTGTACCATTTGATAATGGTTATGGCTGGAAAGTTAACGCGCCTGCTACCCTCACAGATGAGGGCACCATACCGCAAAGCACTGAAAGCAATATAGAATCAAACGCGCAACCAACAGCTAACCTAGCGGGCGATCCTATTAATAGTGAGTGGACCGCGTTTAACGAGCAAAGCGAAACTAAAAATATACCACGCGCAGAAATGCCACAAATTAAAGCCGAAAATCGTGGTGCTATGGTTAACTTTATGAACGCACGCGACATAAGCCATGAGCAAGACGAAGTTCCTGCAAGCTCATTAAAGCCAACGCAGCAAGAGTTTTCACCTGCCAAGGTTAAAAAGGCAATGGAATTTGAGGGCGGCAACCGCTCTATATTAGTATCAAGTGATAACTATGTATTAGACGGGCATCACCAATGGTTAGCCGCACGCGAAAAAGGCGAACCAGTAAAAGTGATCCGCTTAAATGCGCCCATCGAACAGCTAGTACCATTGGCAAAAGAAATGCCAAGCACTGAAACGCAGGATAATGCTGGCAACTTAACAGCAACAGGCAATGAAGAAACTGCCACCACTGGTAAACTAAACAGCGATAGTGGTAAACAATCTGAACAAAAAGGCGTTAAAACTGCCGAAACTGGTAAATTAATTGAACAAGAGCCGGCAGCTAATGAACAAGCCAACCAGCTACCATCAATACTAAAAACCACCAAGCGCAAATGGCTACAAAGTGAAGCTAAAAAGCTAGGCCTTAAAAAAGGTTCGCCAGGCTATGACGCAGCCATAGCTAAAATAGAAGAAAGCTACGAGCCAGCTATTGATAAAGCGCTCGCTGAATCATCGTTTGAAACATATCAAGAGTTCAATAGCGATACACCGGAAAGCATTAACCGCCAAGCTTATAGCGAACTACGCAAAGAGTTTGGTTTAGATGATCAGCCAATTGAAAAACCACAAGAGCAAAAAACAGTACAAGCCAACGATACGGAAAGTCCTAACAGTTCAGAAAATAAAAAAGTAGACGATCCTGTAGCCGCAGAACCCGAAGCTAACGAACAACAGTCAACCACCAATCAAGCAACAGCTAAGCAAGAAAGTATTAATGACTTTGGAGAAAAGCTAGGTGGTGCGCGTAAAGATGCGTGGAGCGGATTTAGCGAAGCAATACTTGAGCAGCAAAACACGGCTGAACTACCACTAAGCAAGTCTTGGCCTGAGCCTAATTACAAAGAGCTTGCAGAAAAAGGCGTGAGCGCAGAGTCAATAGCGTTAATGGCTGCAATGCGCAGCGAAATACCATCAAAACCAAGAGTGGCTAGAAAAGTTGCTAGATGGGCTGAAAAAGTTAATGCGTTAAAATCGCTTGCTTCATATTTAGTGAGTGGCGAACTCGACTCGAAAAGTGTTATGCAAAGAATGCGTGACCAAGAAACAAACCTGTCATCTACTATAAACCTACCCGCCATTGCCAACGCTGTTCCCGCTATTGCCAAAGCGGATATTGATACATTGAAAAACGTATCTGACTATCGAATAAACTCAGGAAGCTTTTCAGTTTTTGGAGGCAAGAAATACACACCAAGCAAGATTTTTTACTTTATAGAGCGAAAATCAAAGCCTACATACGAAGGAGCCAGCGAAAACCTAAGTGATGTTCAAGCTTTATTGGCTAAACAAGTGCAAGCGGAGCAGTCGAAAGCTGGCGAAGGTAATGGCGCGAAACAAAGCAAGATTAGTGTTTATATTGATCGCTACACTAAACAGTCTTACTTGGGGTGGAAAGGTGCGAGCGGTGTATTGAAAATTAAGGAATTTAAAAGCACTACGGACGCAAGAAATTACCTTAACGAAAATAGAGCAGAAGTAGAAAAAACGCTTCAAAAAATGAAAGATACGCCAAAAATGCGCAAGCCAGTTAATGATGAGCGCATTGGCCCGGAACGTTATGCCGGCGAAGTAACACCAGAAATATTTGCAGGTGAATTTGGTTTTAGAGGTGTGGAATTTGGCAATTGGGTTGAGCAAAACAAAAGGCAGAAAGATTTAAACCAGGCTTATGATGGGCTCATGGATTTAGCCGAAGCTTTGGATATTCAGCCCAAAGCACTTAGCCTTAATGGTCAGCTAGGATTGGCGTTTGGAGCGCGAGGCAAGGGCGGCAAAGAGCCTGCAGCAGCGCACTACGAGCCTAATACAGTTGTCATTAACCTTACGAAAAAAGCCGGCGCAGGATCATTAGCGCATGAATGGTGGCACGCACTTGATAATTATTTTGGGAAGCAAAAATCAAGAGGCGAATTTATAACTGATATGCCTTATTCGATGCCCACCGATCAAATACGCCCTGAAATGGCAGATGCGTTTAAGCATGTAAGAAATGCGGTTATACAAAGTGGACTACCTGAGAGATCAAGAGAGCTAGACACAAGGCGCTCTAAAGCTTATTGGGCTACAAACATAGAAATGACTGCAAGATCTTTTGAAACATACATTATTGATAAGCTGTCACAGCAGGGCATTACAAACGACTACCTTGCGAACGTTGTTGGTGATGAAGCTTGGAGCGCAGCGGAGGCGTTAGGTTTTGAAGGTGATAACACATACCCGTACCCTAACAAGTCTGAGCAGGAGCAAATCAACCCGGCGTACCAATCGTTATTTGATGCGATGGAAAGTGAAAATACAAATGAAGGAATACGTTTATTTTCAAAGTCAAAAGCAAATAAAAAATCGCAAGGCGTAAAAGCAGATAAAGCTCAAGAGATAGCTAACAATTTTATCAAAGGCTTGAACGGCGCCAACGGAATCACTGTTAGCATTCTTGATGATACCGCCACAGCAGAAAAACTATGGCGCATGAGCCTAGACGGCGCAACGGTTAAAGGCGCTTATAGCGAGCTGAGTAAAACGGTTTATATTATTGCAGAAAATATTAATGATTTAACTGATTTAAAACAAACGTTAGCTCATGAAACAATAGCTCACGGCGGACTCGATACTGTTATTGGTGCCGAAGCCAAGCAGGCGTTTATTGATCGCATTAAGAAAACCAAAGGCCGTAAAGCATTTGAGAAATACTGGAAAGATGCTAATAACGACTATTGGGATATGAGTTTAGACGTAAAAGCCGAAGAGATATTCGCCCGCTTTGTAGAGAACGAGCCAAGCAAAGGAGAATTAAAATATTGGTGGAACGCGTTAAAACGCTGGATAAAAGCGCAGTTAGATAAAGCGGGGATCATGTACCGTGAAGATGATGAACTTACCGCCATGCGTGAAATGCTTGAAAGTATAGTGAAAGGATTTAAAGCGCAACGTGAGCCCATGGTTAACAACCAAGCAGAAATGGCTTACAGCCAATCAGATAAAAAATTCAGCCGCACAGCGGATAATGATACCCGTACAGCAAAAGAAAAGCTGGGGCTAGAAGAGCAAGCACGCGAAACCATAGCCGACAGAGCCAAGGAAAAAGTAAACGAGACGGTTGATACATTAAAGAGCTCGTCATTTTGGCAACGTTTAAATGAGGGGATCTTTGATGGGCTAGCAGGTATTAAGCAGGCAGAGGTAAGCGCAGGGGTTACCGACCCAAACAAGCAAGGCTATGTTAGTGCACGTTTGGCAAGCGGTTTAGCCGATGTGCTGCATGGCGTATTTAACTACGGCGCGCCAGTGTGGAAAGATGGCATTATTCAGCGCAAAGAAAACACCAAAGGCTTACTTGAAGTATTTGGCATGGTGGGCGATGACCTAAACAACTGGCTTGCATGGATGGGCGCAAACCGCGCTGAAAAACTAAAAGAGCAAGGCCGAGAAAACAACTTAACACAAGCCGATATTGACGAACTAAAAGCATTAGCCAATGGTAAAGAAGAGTTGTTTGAGCAAGTGCGCCAAGAGTACAACAAGGTAAATTCAGCTATTCTTGATGTAGCACAGGGCGCGGGCCTGCTAAGTGAAGAACAGCGCGCAAGCTTTGATGAAGAATATTACGTGCCGTTTTTCCGTGACATGGGCGAAACAGATGCAGAAATGGACGATATTAAACGCATGATTGTAGAGCCACATATGCGCAAAGGTATTGCTAGTCAGTCAGCAAAAATTAAAGAGCTTAAAGGGGGCAAGCAATCAACCAAAGATCTGCTTGAAAATATTATAGCCCGCCAAAGCACACTGATTGACGCGTCGCTAAAAAACAAGGCCATGCAAGAGGTGGTTAATAATCTTGATGGCACTGATTATATGACCCACGAAAAAAGCGAAGAAGCAAAAAATAGAACGCAGGAGCAGCTAAACAACGATGGAAAAGTAAGGGTAATGGTTAACGGTAAGCCGCAAGCTTATTTAGTTAGTGACCCCGCATTATTAAGAGCATTAATACAAGTTAATGACGTGGGCAGTCAAAGCTTATTTAATAAAATGGGACGCAGTGCTAAGCGGTTTTTAACAGCGGGCATTACATTATCACCCGACTTTATATTTAAAAACTTTGTGCGTGACGCTGCCCATGCGTGGATGATCAACAAAGACGACTTTAAGTTTGGCACCGATAGTATTAAAGGACTTAAAAAAGCATTCAAAGAAGATGAAGCCTACCGCGATTTGATATTCAGTGGTGCAGCATTCCAAGGCGGCTATATTCATGGCGCAGATCCAGAAGCGGCAGCGCAGCAAACAAGGCGCGCGCTACGTAGCAAAGGCTTAACCACCAATGAAATAGACGGTTACCTTGATACCATTGTTAATAACGGCGCTGAGCTACTAGAAAAATACAGAGGGATAAGCGACAAGGTAGAAAACGCGAACCGTTTAAGCACGTATGAAGCGGCGCTTGCTGCAGGTAAAAGTAAACGCCAGGCAGCATACGAAAGCAAAGATTTACTAGATTACAGCTTAAAAGGTAACTTTAAACTTATTGGCACC